TTCTTGTTTACTAAAATTCCCTAGTATTATTCTTAATTTTCTTACTATATCTGTTAATACTTTCGTGTTAAACAACAATTCATCTTCATTTAACAGATTAAAGGAACTACCAAATGAAAACTTTTGGAGATATTCACTAGAACCATATGGAGTGTCCTCCCTACCATCTCTACGTTCCGCAGTACGTAATACATCTACAAGTTCCATACTCGTTATAGGATACCTTGGATAGTCTGGAACAGTTGAGAGTGATGTTACTTGGGGACTTGTAACTTTACTAAACAACACATTTTTCCATTTTACTGCGATGAGTGGATCGGTTCCTGTTGCACCAGTAACGATTTGACTCATTAGTTGTGGTGTGACCGCTCCTTGAACGGGAGTGATTTTTATATTTTCATATTCTGTGGTACTTGGTCTGGTTGCATAACTACTTGGATAGTTTAATGCAATAACTAAATCTCTACTAGTTTTCGGTGGTATATAAACTAGTTTTGAAGGTAGTCGTAAGTCTTCCCAATTCTTCGGATCTAATAAACCTATCCACGTTTGACTAGTATTTAATCCAACACTAATTGTCTCTGTTCCAGTATTACTAAATTTTATAGGTAATAAATCTCTTGTTATTGGAGAATTTTTTATGTACGTTATACTAGAAGTTGGAAAGGAATACGTAAATGTAGGTACTTGGGATTGTGTTGTGTCATCGGAAGATGACGGAGCTCTGGTAGTAGTTGTGGTAGTAGTTTGACCAGAACTATCGTTGATATAAATTGTTTTGTCGGCAACTACTGGTCCGTCAAATCCAGTTTCACGAAGTTGAAATATTATAGTTTCAGAACCTTCTACTTTATTATCTTCTACTATAGGAAGTTGTAAAGTGGCCTCACCGTTAATAAGTCTTACTGTTCCCTGGTTAGAAATACCTTGTACACCAAAATCTCCGCCAGTACCACCTGTACTTGTTCCACCATTTGTCCAATACAATATTTCATCATCAGATACATTTGTACCTGTGATTGTGATTGTTATAGATTGACCTTCTTGTACTATATCATTTAATGCGTCTGTTGTTATAGTATATAATTTAACTTCGCCAGGAAATGTCATATTATACTAGGGTAAATCGGTAAGGGTTTAGTTTTTTTCTACTATAAATATCTCCTATAGTTTCTGCAATCAAATCAAGTAAATATTGTGCGTAAAAAAATGTTTTTCCGTCTTCTATTTCTTTTTCAATTATATCTACTAAAAGAGTATGAACTTCATCTAATATATCTTGAGCAACGGTATATACACTTTCATTATTACTACCTATTCTATCTTGATCAAACTCTGCTCTATCAATTAAATTTACTAACACCGGCGGGGTGGCTGCGGCTATAGCGGTTTGATCAGTTGTATTATTTATTGCTGGTATTTCGTATGTTTCACTATTTGTTTGATTACATAATTGCGCAACAACTTCATATACTATACTATTCGGTATTCTGTAGTCTAGGAAGTTATTTACATCTTCCAGAAAATCCTCATCAAAAGTAAATTCAACTTCTTTTCTTGATGGAGAAACTCGTCGGACACTTAACGGTTTACTATCATTTGACCCCAATTCATCTCTAAAGAAATTTAATGATACAGTAAATCTTCCAGATGGTATTGCTACGTTTGAAAATTTTGAAAAATCAATAAATACTAACTTACGAACGGTATTGTCAATATATTGATAAGTTTCAAACATTATTGTCTGGTCTGAACCACCTCGTATGACATCAAAATATATCAAACTGTTATCGGCTAGACTATACAAACTCAATTCTATTGTATTTTTTTCGTCAGTGGTATCAAACTCAACAGGAACTTCCATTTCCAATAACGGATCTAACATATTATCAAATACTCTTGATACATTAAATCTGGTGACTTCGGAACTTAGTTCTTGGATATCTGACTTAAAATTATCTTGATTTGCCATTTTAATTAAGTTCTCTAAAGGTTTTATTTACAACGACCTTCCACTCATCATAACTTAATTTTTCCGCATACAGTGGTGTATAATATATAGCACTGTCAGGAACTTCTTCAGTATCATCCGTTAGTCGTACTATGAGTTCATCCTGTAAATAATTTACATTAATTGATTGTGAGTACATAGACGAGGATATATCGCTCATAAAAATACCTATACCTATAGGAATTTTATTTACAATACTAGAACTATCTGGATTTTCTGTGTTTATGAGTTTTATAGTCATAATACTTTAAATAACGTGTCTGTGTTGATTACTTTTGTGTATTCTCCTAAATCCACTTTCAATTTTACAGTGTAAAATCTTCCAGGATACAGTGGACTTGTATCTAATACAAAATACGATCCAGTTGCATCTGAACTTATCTTAGAATAATTATCAAAATCAACCACTGTAGTATTACTTTGTACATCTGTTATTGAAAAATAGGAAGATGATGGTAAGTAATATTTACTCTTGTATCTTGGTGTACTGTCATATGTTTTTACGGGGTATTCATCTCGTACATTTAATATTATTTTTACTACATCTCCCCGTGTATATGTTTCTTTTAGGTTGTTCGGAGTAACTTTTACATTAAGAGAAGGAATTTGTGTTATTTGTGCATTCGTTATATTAAATTGCTGATTGTCCCAACTTACTTCTAACGTTGGTTGATGTATTGTATGTGTTTGTGCAGAAAATATCTTTATATTTCCTTCGTTGTTAATGTCTAATTCATCTTGTGTTGGAAACTTTAACAGCAATCCGTAAAATGTATTTTGTAACGATTGACTTACTATCGGACGTAAAATGTTAGTTACGTCAATTCGTAAATCTTCTAATGGATATGTTGATAGTGTTATACTTGCCGAAGTTGATGATGTGATGAATGAACCACCTGCATTACTCCAAGATACTGAAGTTGTTGCTTGGTTCCATGTGGCACCGTCATTAGAATTTTTAATATCTTGATAAAAACGACCACTTCCTTCGTCCCAAGAACGTGATATGGGATACACCAATATTGTTTGATATCGCTTGACATCCGTGGCATTTGCCAAACGTAAATTTAGAAAATAATTGGACCCCGACGATACTGATGCTGTTGTTGGTAAATCAAAATACAATAATGTTCTGGCGGAACTAGCACTATAGCTAGGTTCCAACAATGTAAGGTCTACTGTTTTACCAATTTCCAATATTTCATCTAGTCCTGCATTATTTGTCTTAAATACTTCGTAGATAGTTGTGTCTTTGGAAGGAATTATAAATTTTTTCATTGTGCTGCAGTTCCTATAATGTCGGTTTCTGGGTATTTTAGTTCAAAAATACTTGGATCTAAACTCGGATATACAACCCCATCTACTGTTGCACTACTTATATTATAACGATAATTTTGATAATTTAATCCGTCTTTACTTCTATACTTATTAAATATTTCTAGACTTCTTACACTTCGTACTCCTTCTACGTTTCCTATTACAAATGACAAATCTGTTAAGATAATTGGTTGGTTAATACTCCATTTGTCAATACTAAAGAAATTTTGAATAACCCCAGTGCATCGTGTCAATACATCACTTCTATTATAATTCGGAAGTACGGATATTTCGTATCTAACTCCTATATTAATAATGAATGCATCCAAAATATTAACATCATCCGTTAATAGTCTGTATGCTTCTAGATATTTTGCCAAATTGTTTTTTACAACGGTGTTTAATGTACTAAGATTTCCGTTTCTATCAAATCCAAGTGTGTATAAATTTATACAGTTAGGTTTTGCTGGATTTTCTACGTAGTTTACATCCGATAATTCTGCTATACGATTTAATTGCTCATCTCGTATCGCAAACGCCTTTGCTATCTTTCCATATTTCGGTGGTAACGAATAAGTACGTATTGCATAATCTTCTGCGGTAACTACTCGTCCTTGCGCATTAAAAAATCCTAAAGCATTTTGTTTTATTTCTTCAATCGTATCACCTGTGCCACCACCCGTTGCGGGTAAACTATTATTCACTGTGATACTTTGAACTGCCGCGCTGAATGCTGTTTGTTCTATGGTGTTATATCCTGTGGTATCGTTTAGTACGTTTAATTTTGTTATACGGTTTATTGAATTTGAATTAACGTTAGATTCAACACCACCACCAACTAAATAAGTAACTGTTAGTGTGGTATTGGATGGTGCGATTCCATACGCATAACTATTTAAAAAATTTGTATTATCAATTGCCACGTTACCTAAAATATTTTCAATAACATTACCGTATTGCTTGTTTGCAACTTGTCTAGAATCTAATGTCATATTTAGTTCTACACCATTTTCTGTCCCAGAACCGAATATTAATTCTAATTGCGAATCTCTATTGATTCTCGTTACAAATCTTCGTGGAACTTTTCTAAGTCGTACTGCTGCAAGAGGTAATAGTCCCGTTTCGCTATTAGTTGTTACTGCCGTATCATCAAGTATAACATCCTCGGACAAATAATTGACTTCATACCATTTGTTTTTATCTGAGTCTTCTACATTGACAATTCCAACAATATTTTCATCAATTAAAGTCACTGAAGCAAATCGTTCTGGATCATTAAATGTAAACGTTGTGGTTTTTTCAACATTTGCTGTAACTTCACCTTCTTTTGTAACGATAAATGTTTGTGGATTTCCTCCACTCAATGTGTTTACTGTAAAATCTACAGCTGTAATATCTCTAAAATCCACATCTTCTATTAATCGGAACTGTACAGGTGACTGTCCTGCTGTTGAAAATATTGAACCTTTGCCAATTCTTACTAAATATTTTGGATCAGGTACCCATTGTCCACTAACTAGTATTGCAGGTGCCAGTTGATACATTAGTAGTTTTGTTGATGCGGAAGATGATAACTTTGGTTTGTATCCAAGAAATTGTGCTATAGTTATTACATTTTCACGTTGTTCTGCGTACGCCAATAAGTTTTCTTTAAATGAATTATCAATATAAAATGACAACACTTCTCCAAGATATGATGCCATTTCTATGAACATCATACCGGGAGATGCTTCATTAAAATCGGAATAAGTGTTTGGATAATACGATTTTGCAAAACTTATTAAATTTTGCTTAAATTCTCCAAACGTTTTTCCTATGTAATTTATACTTTTTACGTCTGGTTGGCCAGATGTAGTTATACTTTGATTGGTCGCCATTTAATACTCCGGTTATAACGCAACTACTACTGAGTCTGTAACGTTGGGGTTATTTCTAAATCTATATTCCACTTTTAAATCAATTCTGTTTACGTCTCCCTGTTGCGGAGCAGTAACTTGAAAATTAACTAATTCTAAAAATGGCATCCATTGTTCTACAGCATTGGTAACAGTAATACGTGCAGCATCTAAGGTTTCTTCAGTTATCTGTTCAAACAATATTCTATGTAAATCGGTACCAAATTCGGGTTGCATTAACCGTTCGCCTTTTTTCGTCAAAATCAAATTTTTAAAATTTGATCGTACTTGACGATAAAGTTCTTTAGATTGCTCAAAATATCCCGTATTTCCTAAACGTAATGGAAGTGTTATACCAATATACTTTTGTGGCATATTACTTACTCAATCCCATCTTTTTCATCAGTGTGGAATAATCTTTATTAATAGCTTGTACTGTTGGATTATCTTCTGTCACATTCGGAGGTAGATTGGTTACCATGTTAGCTGTTGTTGCAACTAACGTATCTCCGTGTCTTTCTAATCCCATCATAGCAGCTAATTTAGCTCTGTCAAGTTTTGGTTTTGATGATGCAGTTACAGTAGATTCTTG